CTGCAAGTAATTTCTTAAACACAGTCTAAAAAAATAGTAAGACATTCAAAAATGTAGCCACACCTAATCAAAATTCACATGTAGACAATCAAAAAACTGAATGCTCTATTGGGGCCTCGTAAAATAAATGGGTATTAGGTAAATTGTATGGGCGCCTCACGTGTATCTGGATCTTCTTCATTAATGAATCAACGCATGGCTGGTTCAAGTGCCACTCAACCATCTTTATTTGGTCCGGCGGCCGACAATCCTTTCGGGAAGGGAAGAAAACCACGCGGTGAAGAGCTTGAAACGGGAGAACAGCAAGGCGAAAGGCAAGTTACTCAGCAAATGATCAGGCAGATCAGAGCTGAGGATGAAGGTAGAGAGATCCCTGCACCTGAAAGAAAGCGTCGGAGTGAGTACTCAGGGCAACGTGCCATCCGTGGAATGATTAAACAGATCAGGGAACAGGAAGAGGCCAGAAAACGAGCAAACTGACTCTAGTTGTCAGGGGACGTAGAGTTATAAAAGGAGGAACACAAACATGAACCGATTTATTCCACCTTTTATCGCCTCTTTCCTTACTCTCGGAATGGTTTCACACGCAAAACCTGTGTCAGCACGCTTCGTCTGCGATGCCAAGGATGAACTGATGGCGACTGTGTACAACGATCCGTACTTCTCGGAGCCGCGCAATCACAAAAGTAGAGACCAGCTAATTATGAGGATCCTTCGCGCAGAAGGCGTCTGCTCAAAAAAAGATTAGCTGGCCTTATATTAAATGAAGCGATGAGTAATCAAAATGGCGAAGGAATCTGACCACCAGTCTGATACGGACGATAAGAAAGAGTCCTGTACTTTAAAGTCAGCTGAGGGCGGTGCCGGTTGTTCCAATCAAGACGAGCAATCTCAGCCTGATCCTCTTTGTAATACTGGTTGCCCCTGTAAGTTAACTGAGTCATGAGTGCTCCTTTGAACTGACTCAATCATACGAATTTAGTAGCAATTAATACGGTTTATGTAGTAACACTTAATGTTAATACATAATAAAGATTTGGGGTGCAACCTCACCGATAGCGGTGCCGGCAAGGTTGTTCAGTTTCCAGGTGTGAGAAACAGCAAAAATCACACCTCCCCAGGGCCTGACGCTGTTCTTCTTCGGCCCCAGATGTATAATAGATGTATTAACTTTGTTATGCATGGACCGTGTTATCAAAAACACAGCCGAAAATTATAGGCACGGTCTGCAGTGATTCCGGTACGCTCTCTATTGTTGATCCGTGTCTTGTCAAAAGTAACAGGCCCGGTAAGGTCAAGTTTCCAAAGTGCAATCTCTACTCTTCGTTCGACACTGAAGTTGGAGACGGAGAGTTTCCAGTCTACGAAGTAAGGGATAGCGACGGTAAACTTAGGTGCATTGTTATAGGCATTGAATGAAATACGTTGATCCAGTCAAGAACCCGAACTTATGGCTGGAGATGACAATCCTCAAAATGATTGAGGAACGAGAGCCTGAAAACAATGAAGCGCTGACAGCAGCAATCAAGGCGATTGTTCACTGGCTTGAGCCTGGTCTAATAGATCAGTTATTCGGTGACTGGATCCAGGTCTACCTAAACCAGCTTGACGAACTAGAAAGCAGTCGAAATATCGCTGATCCGCCGTGTTCTCTAGAACCTTCTGAGGAGTGATCGGCATTATTTCGAAGTGATCTCGGATCTTGTCGTCCGGATAAGGAGGTCTGTGCCAGAAAAACTCCTTCGCATCTTCGTTAACCGTCCATTCGGGATGGTACCTTCTCCACCAGCTGAACGCACTGAATTGTTTAGCTGGATTACCAGAAGTGCTATCAATAACAAGAACATCGCCAGGGGCAAGGACCCAACGGAGACGAAGTACTTCCATAAAACCTCGTCGGATCGCTTTGATTCCGACCTTTCCATTAAACGCTCCGTCTAAGGATCTTCTTCTTTTATTATTGCGTTTCCAGTACCAATCATTTAGTTGCCGTCGCGACTTTCCAATAGCAAAGCCAGTGTTCCATAACCAATAACCTGGTCGGTATTCGCAAACAGGTTGAATAAATATCTTACAAAGATGGTCGCCGACGACAAATGTAGTGCTTGTAAACTTGCGGCGTGTTCTATATGACATCGTGGAAGAATTACTAGCGATGATCCAAAGAGACCCAGAACTCTGGGAGCTCATGGAGCAGCTCAAGCATCAAGATGAAGAGCCATCTGATTTTATTTTAAACGTCGCACAGATGCTCGCAATCGAATTTGAGGATCTACACCGGACGGACCTGAACGACAAACTGGATGCACTCTTCGGGGGGCTGCCTGCTAAAGCTTTCGAGATGGTGCCTCTGTTCCTGCACATTGCTCTCGACATCTTCATGATGCGAGCGATCCCCGCAGACCACAAGGGGGGATGACCCGTGAAATCAGGATTTGTATTCTGCGACTTTGATAATCAAAACGTACTTTGCTATACCGAGGATCGGTCCACGGTGCAACTGCTGCCCATCGAGTCGGCGAAGAATCTTAACAAAGCTATCTGCCTCGGTGATCGAACGGAGATGAAAAACATTCAAGAACGTTTAAAGGCTAGTGACATCATCGATGGCCTCTATATCGTGAACATCGGGACCCTTTACAAGCGCTACTTCTGAATCCAATGCTGAGATATGCATGCGACATTGAGACTAACGGTCTCTTGCACGAACTCGATCGTGTGCATAGCCTGGTCCTAAGAGATCTTGATACAAACGAAGTCATAAGTTGTTCTAATGAAGGTAACTATTTGCCAGTGCAATTTGGCTTGAGTTTGTTAGAACAAGCCGACCTAATTGTTGGTCATAATTTCCTTAATTTTGATATGCGAGGGATAGCTAAGGTCTACCCTACATTTAAAATTAAAGAAAATTGTGACATTCACGATACGCTAATTATCAGTCGTGTGTTGTCACCAGAAATGGAGACTGTCGACGCACAGAAGTACACTCACATCGATAGTAAATACAAAGGAAGGCACTCATTAGCCGCGTGGGGTGAACGTCTCGGCGTTGAAAAAATAAAATTCACTGAGACGCAAACGAAAAAGACCGGGCCAAAGGAAAGCGTGTGGGAGAGATGGTCCGAAGAGATGCAGGTTTACTGCGAACAAGACACATTGGTTACCAAAGTTCTATATGAGTACTTCCAGACGCAAGAGCTGGACCCAAGGTGTTTTCAACTGGAGCACGAATTCGCCGCTATCATGACAATGCAGGAGGATTTCGGATTCCCTTTCAATGAAAGAGCTGCGTTCGCGTTGGTCAATACGCTCAAGGCGAGGCGGTCCGAAATTCATGATCAACTTCAAGAAGTTTTTCCGCCAATTGTCGAAGAGCGTGTCTCAGAAAAGACGGGCAAGAAACTCAAGGACCGCGTCGTTCTATTTAATCCCGGTTCGCGTCAACAAACGGCACAACGTTTACGAGAGCGTTACCCTGAAATTAGTTTCTCCCAAACGGAGAAGGGTAATGTCAAGGTGGACGATGAAGTCCTTGAAAAGCTTGGTGCGAAATACCCGGAAGCTAAGCTCCTCGCTGAATATCAAACGCTCAACAAAAGGCTTGGCCAGATTGCTGAAGGGAAAGAGGCGTGGCTGACACATAGTCGCGTTTTTGACGATAGTCGTATCCACGGTACAGTTATAACTAATGCATGTATCAGCGGGCGTTGCTCTCACCGACGTCCCAATATGGCGCAGATTCCGAGTGTTGGTCATCAGTATGGGGCAGAATGTAGAGCTTTATTCGTTGCTCCTGTGGGGTGGCTTTTGTGCGGTTCTGATGCCAGCGGTCTGGAGCTGCGTGCTCTTGGTGCTTGGTTAGCACACTTCGATGGTGGTGAGTACGCCAAGCTCGTGAGCACTGATGGGTTTGATATTCACACGCACAATGCAAAGTTGTTCGGCATATTCGATGGGCAAGGTGATATCTCTAAAGCTACAAGAGACCTAAGCAAGCGTCTAATCTACGCCTTACTTTATGGGGCAGGTTCAAAGAAAGTTGGCAGCGTGATTGACCCAACTTTGAATGAATGGAAACAGGCTGATCTAGGGAAGGAAACTATCAACACTTTCTACAAAAATCTACCGGCTATCAAACAATTGAAAGATAAAATCGATGAGAGAATCTCAGAGCGTGGTTATCTGACCGGCATCGATGGACGCCATCTTCAGATCCGATCGAGACACTCTGCTCTCAACCAACTCCTGCAATCGACGGGTGCAATTACTGTCAAAAAAGCAACTACAATTCTTTATGATGACCTTAAGGAATTAGGATTGCGTTGGGGGCAGGATTATGCATTTGTTGCACATGTGCACGATGAGATCCAATCACTCGTGAGACCACAATTCGTAGAGGCTTACAAGACCCTAGCTATTGCTTCGTTTAGAAAGTCTGGTGAATACTTCAACCTAAAGTGTCCCATGACCGGTGAGGCCCGGGTGGGACACAATTGGATGGAAACTCACTAAGCAGTTGGTTTTGTGGGCCAGGTTGGAGCTGAGGGATCTGCAGTATTGGCTGGTAAATCACGCAAGGCCTGTCGATAATCTCTCATCGCATCAGACATCGTGACGTCCGTATTTGCAAAATAATCAGTCTCTGCAAGACGACGATTGCGCTCTTCACGCAATTCAACTAACGGCTGTGCAGCCTCAAGCCGATTAATCTCGGCCTGAAGTTCATCTGCGGTTGGTTGTGGATCAGCGTGTTGATACAGCTCAATCACGTCACCACGGATGACATATTCTGCGCCGGGGCGCAATGAATCAAGAGCGTCGTGAATTTTAAAAGTCATGCTGCCACCTCAATCAGTGTGATGTAAGAGGTGGCATTTGCTTGAGTCCCAGCGATATTAAAAAACACCTTACCAGTATTAGCAGTTGTATATGGTCTGCCTTGCGTTTTATATGTAAGAGAAGAAGTAGAAGAAGGAGAGTCGAGTTTTGTTATCGTAAACCTACCATAAAACCCAGTGGAACTATTAACGTAATTATCAAAAGCTCCAGTAGAATCTCTAACTGGGTCATGAATGGTTGTAGAGTCTCTGAGAACTCTGATACCCATGCCTTGGCCCGCAGTGGTTTTAGTAGTTTGAAACATTTGGTCTACTATTACCAAAATTTTATTTGAAGAGCTTGACGGAGTGATCGATGCTGTCAAGCTAGTGTCAGTAAAAGTAGTTGTTGCAACTGCGACTTGTGTTGATGTGCTTCCTTGAACAACCTGCAAAATTTTGCCGCCATTCGCGAACTCAAGCGTTCCAGCAGTGCCGCTATTCCGCAGATACTGACCGGCACTGCCTTGCGCCGATGGAAACGTAAGATCCGCACCGTTGAGGTTCAAGGGCGATGCTACTAATTGCGTTTTTGTTTGTGACATAATCTCGTCTAACACTTAAGAGTCACAAGAACTGATGTGATTCTTAACGTTTCTGTATAGTGTAATTCTAGTGGACCCAACTAAAGTTTGATCGCTCCTCAGAAGCACCATGGAATCACCCAAGCCCGCAATCAGCCAAGGGGCTCTCGACAAATTCAGCTATCTCGATCTTGTCGAGATGCACGAAGATCTTGAAGAATGGATGGAGGTCTGGCAAAACAGGTTGACCCAAATCCAAGAAGAAATCAAAAAGCGTATCGAAGATAACCTTTTGAAGAAATGAACATACTCAAGCAAGGGAAGTGGGACGTCCGCTTCCTCAAACTGGCCCACGAAGTTGCCAGCTGGAGTAAGGATCCCAGCACAAAAGTCGGCTGCGTGCTTGTCAAAGGCAAGAAAGTCATCAGCGTGGGCTACAACGGTCTGCCCATGGGCATCGAGGACTCCATCGAACGCCTGACAGACCGTGAGCTGAAGTACGAAATGACGGTCCATGCAGAGGTCAATGCTGTTACAACTGCTGCATTGCACGGGGTCAGCACTTCTGGCTGCACTGCGTACGTCACTTTCCATCCATGCAGTCGCTGCGCTGCTGTACTTATTAATGCTGGTGTCTCTACCGTGGTTGTTTCAGCCCACGACATCAACTGCGATAGGTGGCTCGACAGCTTCCGACTTGCCGCATCACTTCTCAATGAGGCCGGAATCGGTCACGAAATTGTAGATCCCAACGTCAAATGAACCTTCTCCTCGCTTCCGCAAAATTCATCGGATCCGCTCAAACCGAGAGTGGTGTCCGTTGCATGCACGTCGAAATCCAAAACCAAGGGGCCAAGGCGCTGCCGGTCCCGGTGTACCTCATCCCCACAAGGGCTGCTGGTGACACGTTCGTGATCGATGCCTATGAACCAGGCACCCACCTTCTGTTCACTGGCCGGATGTATCCGAGCAAGAGCGACTACAAGATGTACATCGCTCCCACAACACCGTTCCAAACTGTCCCGGCCAACACGATCGTCAATCAAGTGACGGCTGCGGGTGGCGTCGGCTTCATTGCTGAGCAACGTCGCGAAGATCTGTTCGGTTGCGGAATGCTTTGTCAGGCACCAGCGCAGAAACTGCTCAACTTCACCTGGGACGACAGTGTCCCCCTCCGACTGGATGCCTGGGGTGATGATGCAACTCGCTTCCGCAAGTTCATCTACAAAGGAAGGCAGATCGCAATCGGTGGTCGTCTCAAATATGAGTCCTGGCCAGGTAAGGACGGAGAGACCCGCACCGCATACAAGGTTCAAGTCCGTGGCGGGCAATACACTTTCTTTGGAAAGAACTCACCGGACAAAGCAGAACCAAAGGTCGAGGCTCCGGTTCGGTCTGCTCAGGAGACTGTGATTCCCCAACCCGTCCCTAAGGGTGACGAAATTCCGTTTTGATTTTATGGCGCCGAATTGACGCCGTCGCTAACTTCATATCACGAGGGGAGCTCTGGGAAACCAGGGCTTTTTCTCTGTCTCTACCGTTGAACCTTATGTCAGTCCTTGACCGCTACCTGAACACTGAGAAGTATCAGGGTGTGATGCGTGAGCTCGCCATCGCACAAATCCTGAATGAGAAGACCAAGCCCGGTCTCTTCATCAAGCAAAACGCCCTTGACCGTTGTGGGTTCACTGGCGATGCTGACGACTTCCCGAATGCGGAAGCCGATTACGAGCATGTCTTCAACACCGGAGACACCGAGAAGGGGATGTTCTTCAAGACCCCTCGGATGTTGATCATCCACGGTGGCAACCCAAAGGACACCACCTTCATCGAAAACTCCAAAAACAAGGGCGAGATCGTTGGTATCTACCCGCAGGACAACTACCTGTACGACGACTGGGAGGAAAAGAATCCTGGTCAGCCTTGTCCGTACAAGCGTCGTCGTCTGATCCTGATGTACCTCGTGAACGAGGACGGTGTCGCTGCACACAAGAAACCACTGATCCTCTCACTACACGGCGGTGCGTCTCGTGAATTTGTCACTGCTTATGGGCGCTTCCTCGAACAGCTCGAGGGTGCTTTCAGCGACAAGTACAACCTGAAGAGCGCCACCGGCTTTGACCCGAAGCAGGCTGCTGCTGCGATCTTTACTCCTACCTTCGGGACTGTGATGTACGGCGAGAAGCAGAAGTCTGCAATCGCGGTGCCCAAAACCTGGAAGGAACCGACCGCCAAGAACCTCGAAGACTTCTTTCCGAAGAAAGGGGACGACATCGATTACATCGAGGAGGTCCACGAAAGCGTGACCATGGAGGTCTACTGCGCCAAGTTCTTCAAGCAGTGCGAGAAGGAGATCGGCATCAACGCCATCGCACCCGGTGTCGACCTGACCAACCTCACCCTACCTGTGCCCGAAGGATCTGGTGGCATCCGCGCCATGCTGGCGGCCAAGGATGAGACCGGAGCCATTGAGGGTGGGCTGAAGTAAAGTTTGTTCGGAATCTTTTAACAGATTCTCTTACATACCGTGCGGGGGCTGGGTAGGTCCCCGTCTACAAATGTGGTCCAAAACTTAGACGTTCAGGCCGTCTTAAGTTCAGTCGTAAGCGAGGGTGTAAACCCTCGTTTTTTTCTGCAGTTTTTCAGCCTTATCCAAAAGCTCAAGCGCCTCCTCACGGGTGGTGCAGAGCTCCGCCTTTGACTGAATCTTGGCGTACTTCTTTGAGTACTTAGCTGGTTTCATCATTTAGGAATCCTTGTAAAGCCATTGTTTCGTATTGAACAAGACGCTTACAAAGCCCACGAATCGCAGCCTGGCGTGCAATGCACACCTTAAGTAGGTTTTTTGACGCCTCTCTCAATTCTTCGACACTTGTTGCTGCATCAATCTCGGATGCAATCCGTGTCTCTAAAAACTCGTCCTCTAAAGATTTGGAAATTTCTAAATCCTCAAACGGGATTTCAATAATCTCAAACTCTTCTGACATCGAGTTATTGCATAATGATTATTCTAACAACGGAAGTAAAATTATATGTTAGGAAACATACACAATCTTTATACATTTTTCTGTATTGACATCCCTTTGTTGCTCCCTATCATCTGACTATCCAATTTGGCACCATGGCTGCACGCAAGACGTTCACGAACACAAAAACCATTGTTGCCACGCCAAAGAAGACTTCCATTGGTGACGGTCGCCGCAAGCGGGGATCCTTCAAAGTCAAAGGTCAGAAGCCCTACAGAGGACAAGGCAAGTGAATCAGGAGGACTGCTTCACCCCGCTTCGGCACAAAGCAGTAGAGCTACCTGATTACATCCAGTGGCTCCTCGATCAGGACATTGAATGGGCAGAGCATTTCGGTTTCCAAGCCGTTCCGATTCCTGCTGATTTCATCCAGATAGAACCAGCCCTGCAGGAGCTGGACAAGATTTGGCAGATCAAAAGACTGGGCCTGCTTCGCGTGGAGCCGATGTCTGTCTACGACTGGCATGTAGACGAATACCGCCTATCCTGCGTCAACATGCTGTACAGCACAAATGACAGCAGCCACGCCCTTTTTGGTGAGCAGCGCGATGCTCTGAACAAAGATGTGGTCGAGCTGAAATATCAGAGCGACACGTTCTACCTGTTCAACAATCAAATGCCTCACACGGTCATCAATCTCGGTGGCCCTCGATACCTTTTCTCTCTCTACTTTGAAGAGGAGAAGGATTACTGTTCCTTGCGTGACCTCTACAATGGCTGACCCCAAAAGTTACAGGGAGATCCTCGAAGACCAGAAGATGATTCAAGAGCTGATTGATCTTCCCAACACGGATGAAGAAGAACGGGAGGAGCTTGCAAATCTTTGGCAGGATCTTAAAAGCAGAGAAGCCTACAAATTTGATGCCATCATCTCGGTCATCCGTGAATGTGATAACTGTATTGAACAATTCACTAGCGAATTGGATGAGCTGAAGGAGAGCGTTTCTTACTGGAAAAACAAGCGGCAAAATGTTATTAACATCATTAAAGCGGCCTATCAAAACCAATTGATAAGCTCAAAACCTACGGGTATAAAGTATCAAGCCACGATCAGAAACGTCCTCCCTAAAGTGCAAGAAAACTTTTCTGACTGGAGTGACAATGAAAAGCAAAAATTTGGGATCAAAAAGACCCTTACTGTCGAGACAATCCGTGACGGTGAAGTCATCAAAAAGCGCGAGGATGTCTACGCGGACAAGGAAGAGCTACGCCAAACCCTGATGGAGAACCCGGGTCAGGCCCCCGAGGCAGCCCGTCTTGTCAGGAGAGTCTCACTTTCGTATGGCTTTCGTAAACGTTTAAAACGGGGTGTATAGCAAGGGTTGACCCCGAACTGTGGCTCGATACCCTTGGTTCGCCGCTTAACTCGTTTTGCCCTACCTGCGCTGCACATCCATTTCTCAGGACAAGTATGAAGCCGAACTCAAATGCGAGTACGACTACGACAAAGTCTTCAAAAAAAGATGGCGACTTAGTATCGACGGTGACGGACTCATCGAGCTCCCCAAAGAACTTTTGGAACGCCTTGGTTGGCGACATGATGATGTTCTGGAGTGGTTCGATACTGGGGCTGACGAATTTCTTCTAGTTAAAATTAACAAGCAATGAAACAAGACAAGCGCCAGTCCTATCTCGACATGATCGAGAACGCTGCCAAGCTCCAGCGTGAAGAACTCTCGTGGGTAAGCAATCTGTACCAAAAGAGACTGACGGAACTCGAACAACAAACTGCAAATTATGAGCAATGGTTACAATCTCGAAATGAGCACGCTTGATGATGGCTGTGTGCATGTCTGCCTGACAGAGGACGGATTCACTGCATGCGCTATCGTCAGCTCCATGCATCTCGCCGCTGCTAAAGAAAATCAGCTGCGTGCAGACATCCGTAAGCAATCACTCAACGCAATGTTTGAATGATTCAGGATTAGGGTAATTAAGCTTGTCCCGTTGTTGCATCCTCAATGATGAGGCAAGCTAAGAAATTCAAGTATCGCGGCGAAAAGTCTGAGATTCTCGATTCAATCATGTTCGAGGGCTATGAGATCAAAAGCCTCAAACATGGGAACACGGGTCACATTCTCTACAAATTCCCTAGTAAGGCCCATGACTGGGAACCTTGCTGGACAATGGATCTGCAGACAGCCAAAAACGGCGTAACAAAGTATCTTGCTAAGCAAGAAAATCCCCCAAAAAATGAGGGTAAGAGTCCCGTAGAATCAAAAGTTAGTTAGAGGTAATCGGTAAAGGTGGTACGTCCCGTAATGACTGACCTCATGGATGATCTCGCAATGGGTATTCACGAGTACCTGTTGGAGATCGCGACTCCGTACGCAGGGTCTTTTTTCGTATTGATCCCAGTTACCGAAGTCGTGAAAAAGTTCGGTCGTAATCACCGCACCATCCAACGCCGGATTCAAGCTCTAAAAGATGAGGGGATTCTTGTCCCTGTCATCAAAAGACAAACCATCACCCTTTACGAGGTCAAAGACCTGGAGGATCAGGCATGAGCGAACAGCCGAATAGTGAAAGAAATCTGGAGATCATCAACTTTCTGCTGTCATCGTTCACCGATAACGGCAAATCTCTCCGGGCTTTTACAACAAACCCACAAGAACTCGCGATAACCATTCTGACAGCTGGGTTGTTGGCGAATAACAAACTGATGATTGGCCCTGAAGATGCAGTGAAATCGGCTTTCGACATCCATTCACGCATTCAAAGACACGTCCATCAGTTTCAATCGATGCAGTTTCAAGCTAACATCGAAGATTGTTTCCAGGAAAAACCACCGGAAACTGAGCACTACTAAGACCTAATCGTAGATTTAGGGGAGATACTCTCCTCACAACTGCAACAGTCGGTTGTTCGATTATCGGTCTGAGGGTGATACCCGACTCGTAATTAATGGGTCTCGTCATTACAAGACTCCGTACGGTGCGTTGCCATCAGTGACAACAATCCTGTCTGCGACTGGTGGAAATAAGGCTGCACTTGAGCGCTGGGCCAAAAAGAATCCCGGTGGACGTGAAGCTGCAGCCGCACGCGGGACAAAGGTTCACTCTCTTATGGAGGAATTTCTCCTTGGGATTGAGCGTGATCCTGTGATCGATGACCCTGAAATCGCATCATTTTGGGAAGGTCTACCCCAAAATCTTGAGAAACTGGAGAATGTAATTTGGGCTGAAAACCCTGCGAAGGAGGGCGATTTCGGCTGGACGATGGGTGGCGACGGCATCTCTCGTGTCTGGCATCCAGGCGTCAATAAAGAAGAGAACTGGGGCTGGGCTGGAGCACCTGACATCGTTGCCGAATACAAAGGCAAGATTGTTTTAGGCGACTTGAAGACAAGTAATGGGCCTTACTATTCAAAGTGGCCCGGTCCTGAGACGCCGAAAAATCAGTATGGCATGCGTCGTGCTGGATTTATGAAGTACCAAAAGTGTCAGCTACAGCTGGCTGCTTACGCTTTGGGCCTCGAGCACACGGTGAACATTGTCCCTGAAATCTGCATGACTTTTGTGGCCACCCGCGAAACAGTACAGGTGTTTGCTATCCAGGCAGGGACAATCGAGAAGTACAAACAGAAATGGCTCAGCACTGTCGAGAAGTACTACTCAGAGATCCTTCCTGCACAAAAGGCAGCAGAGCTGGAAATGGAAGCAGTTTCTGAAGACAACTAACGCGGAAATCCTGCAAGTCAAGTGCAAATGCATTCCACGTAAATTAATGTAAACCTACACAGAAATTGGAAGACATCCGGATAACCAGTTTCCGTCAAGTCACCAGCTGACTAATCTTTGTCCGGAGCAAACCGCTGAATATACCTAGTGACGACACCAGCTCCTGAACCGAATCGACCTCACCTCCACATCGCCCCTGCAGAGGTCAAACTCGACCTAATTCCTCAAGATTGGGCACTCACCCCTTTGCGAGGTAAGCGTGCATATACACCTGGCTGGCCCTCATCACCGTCTTCGTTAGAGGAAGTTAAGAGAGAATTTGAAGAGGGAAGGGCTACAGGTGTAGGCCTAATGACAGGCCAGTGGTCTAATGAGGGTGGATTGATTTGGGTAGATATTGACGGCCCAAAAGCAATACCTGAGCTTGAGGAGCGTGCCGGGGGGCCGCTTGACTCGATTTTTCCCCGCACACTCACAATCTCGTCCGGCAAAGAAGGTCGACAGAGGATGCTTTTCAGCGTCCCGAGTTCAAAGATTCCACTGCTGCCTGACAAGGCAACAATCAAGATCGGCGTTCCTTCATTTGAAATCCTTTGGAGGTCACGGTATGGCGCACTCATGGGTCCGCACCCTGATACTGAGGGTTATTTCACCACACCCCATGGTGGATTCGAGCACGCTAAAAACCCCCCAGAGCTGCCTGAATGGCTTTTCGAAGAGATCCAAAAGGCATTCCCTACTAACAAGTATCGGAAGCCTGTCACAAGCGGTCTGATCACTCAACACATCAACATTTCCTACGAAGAGGGATCGGTATATCAGCAAGAAGAGACGATTGCCGAAGCGAGAATCTACCTAGAGCACTTAAGTCTCGACCGCTGCTCTGATTACGAAGAGTGGCTCAAGGTCGGTATGTGTCTTCACCAAATTGACGACACTCTTCTGCCTGATTGGATCGAATGGTCCCAGAAAGCTGACAACTTCGAAGAGGGAGCCTGCGAAGCAAAGTGGCGATCCTTCAAACGACTTGAGGGTGGCCCATCTCCTGAAGGTGCCTGCGGGTTACATCAACTTAGGTATAAGGCGAAGGAAGATGGATATGTCGAACTTGGCAACTATGTCGTTGAGTCGCCTGAGACTCTCGCCAAGAAAGCTCAAGAATACTTTGCCGATAAACAAGACCCCATGAGTGAGGAGCAGACAGTCGAATCAGTGTTTGAAAGCATCCTGGGGCTCCCAGACCAAGGAATGCGTGATGAAATTAACGAACGCAAAAAGCGGGAGAGGAGACCCAAAAACCCCCCTAACAACGAACTTGCGGAGTTCGCTACCGAAATGGTCATCCAGTGCGGGTGGCGTTACGATCCGCGCTTCGAAGTTTTCATGTTTTACCAGCGCTCCAAAGGGGTCTGGCGTCGTGAAGAATACAAGCATGAGTACAAGCACTTTATTCAAGATCTTTTCCTGCGCGAGCGAATCCCGCTTCCTGCAGGCTTCAACAACACCCTGATTAATGATGTGGTGAGCCTGACCCAGGCATACATCACTCACACCTACTGGGATGACGACGACGATCGACTGGCCTTTACCAACGGTGTGCTTGAGCTCTCAACTGGTGAGTTTTTGGAGCACAGCCCCGAGCACTACATCACTTGGGGGCTTGATTTTGACTACGATCCGCACGCCGATCCCGGCCCGATCATTGAGTGGCTGCTCAGGACTCAATACGGAGATACTGACCGCGTGCAAGTCTTGCGGGCTTGGCTAAAAGCCTGTCTGGTCGGTCAGGGTC